CAGTAGTGTTGAATGGCACAGACTCCACGACACTGTGCGTGGCGTAAGTCAACAGCTATACAGTAATGGAACAAATGCTGAAGTGACTGCAACAAACAATCTTTTGTCTGTTGATAGTGACGGTTTTTCTTTGGGTACAGATAGTGCTGTTAATGGTTCCGGCTTCACCTACGTTGGCTGGTGCTGGGATGCTGGCAGCGGTTCAGCCGCAAGCAATACTGATGGGTCAATCACCAGCACGGTCAAGGCTAACCCTGACTATGGATTTAGCATCGTTAGCTATACTGGCACTGGTGGGTCAGGTACAGTTGGACACGGACTTTCTAGTGCGCCTGAGATGGTAATTGTGAAGCCTAGAGATATTTCTCAAGGTTGGTCAGTGTGGCATAATGGCTTGTCTGGTGGAACTTACTATCTATCCCTTAACACAGCTGATGCTCAATCTTCTGCTTCAAGCGTATTTACTTCCTCGCCAAGTTCAACCGTTATAAATGTAGGTTCAGATTTAAGCCCAGCATCTGATTTAATCGCCTACTGTTTTCATTCAGTGGCTGGCTATTCGTCCTTCGGGTCATACACTGGCACAGGCGCGGCTGGGAACGCTGTGACTTGTGGCTTTCGTCCGGCTTTCTTAATGTTAAAAAAATCATCATCTGATGCTGACCCATCTCCGTGGCAAATTGTTGACAACACACGCAACCCCGATGATATTGCAGATGACCGTTTGTTTGCCAACACTAGCGGTGCAGAGAATCACCAAGGCACTGCCAGTGGTGATGGCGTTACATTTACATCCACAGGGTTTGAGTTGAACGGCACAGGCGGTTGGTTTAATGGCTCTGGTGATACCATAATTTATATGGCCTTTGCCGACACACGCGAAGCAGCCTTCTGGAAAGACGTATCTGGTCAGGGCAACCACTGGACGCCTAACAACCTAGACTATCGTGACAGCGTGATTGACAGTCCGGCGAATAACTTTGCTGTGATGAACCCTCTTGCGAACGAACTCAACGCTACATTAAGCGAAGGCAATTTACGAGTTATAGGAACATCAAACGAAAAGCTTATATTTAGTACCTTTGGGGTTTCTTCTGGCAAATGGTATTTTGAGGCTTATATTGAAAACCAAGAATTGCGTGGGGTTGTTGGAATTACTGATGACAAAGGGAATGATGGCTATGAGTACGGTCAAAATTATGCACAACTAAGCACATACTTTGGCTTTTTAAGCACTAGCGCAACCGATAGTGGAGAAAACTTTAGTAGAGGTTGCCAAGACGGTGACGTTATTTCTTTTGCTGTTGATGCAGATAATGGTCAAGTTTGGATAAAGTTAAATTCTGCCGTTAACACAGGGTCAGCAGCTTTTGCAACTGGATTGTCTACAGACACAACATATAGAGTTCACTATCAAGACAGTTACACATCTAACACCACAATAAAATTCAACTTTGGTCAAGACAGCACCTTTGCTGGCGCAACCACCGCTGGCGGCAACACAGATGCCAACGGCATTGGTGACTTCAAGTATGCACCACCGGCTGGGTATCTTGCGCTTTGTACCAGCAACCTTCCAACGCCTAGCATTGTGGATGGTTCTGAGCATTTTAATACTATTACTTGGAGTGGCGCAGCAAGTACGCAACAGTTGCCGCTGAATTTCACCCCTGATTTTGTATGGGCAAAGCGTAGAAATGGGGCTGACAGTCACCGTCTTTATGATGTTATTCGTGGTGAAAACCAAGACTTGCAGTCTAATTCTACAAGCGCAGAACTGACCAACGATTATGGTTTAGATTTTCTTGGTCATAATTATCTTGAAGTGGACTCAACTAAATACTTTGGTCTATCTGGCAACACTTTCGCAGCTTGGAACTGGAAAGCTGGCGGCACTGCGGTCAGCAATACCGATGGCAGCATTACATCAAGCGTGTCTGCGAATACTGACGCAGGGTTTAGTATTGTTTCGTATACTGGCAACGGTACGGCAGGGGCTACTGTTGGTCACGGACTGACAACAGCCTCGCCGGAAATGATTATTTTAAAGAAAAGAACAGCGACAGGAAACTGGATTACATACCACAAAGATGCAAATGCTAGTGCAGAGAATGGGTATGTAGCTTTAAATTTAACCAGTGCTTGGGCTACAAATCTTGCATCGTGGAACAACACTGCGCCATCAAGTTCAGTGTTTACTGTTGGAAGTGGGCAAGATGTAAATTTAAATAGTGAGGACTTCATAGGCTATTGTTTCCACAGCGTTGATGGCTTCAGCAAAGTCGGTTCATACACCGGCAACGGCAGCACAAATGGGCCGTTTGTCTACACAGGGTTTAGGCCAGCTTGGGTTATGGTGAAGAACATTAACAATTCATCTGAAGGCTGGAGAATGTGGGATAACACAAGAAATGTTTCAAATGTTGTAGACAAAACACTGGAAGCCCACACATCTGGTGCTGAATTTACCACAGCATCTTTGGATTTTCTGTCTAATGGTTTTAAGATTCGCAACACATCTAGTCCGTACAATGGCAATGGAAATACTCATATCTACCTCGCATTTGCCTCAACGCCCTTCAAATTTTCACCAGCCAGATAGGAGATAACCGATGGCATATAAATACAGTGGTCGTATTATCCGCGCTGGTAAGGCGTGGACAGACAATGACGGAATACAGCACCCAGCCAACTGGATGGTCTGGGATGACGCAACCAAAACAGCCAAGGGGCTAGTCTGGGAAGATGATCCCGCACCATTTGATGGGCGGTTCTACTGGTCAGCCGGTGTGGCTAAGTCTCTGGATGACGTGAACGAGGTTGACGAGAACGGCGACCCGCTAATGCAAGACGGCGAACAGGTCGTGACGCTTGGCCTCAAGTCACAAGCCATTGCCACAGTCAAGGCACAGGCTGGCGGTTTACTTGCGCCGACTGATTGGATGGTTATCAAGGCATCTGAGGTTGCAGACTATTCATTGCCGACAGACGTTGCCACATATCGCGCCGCAGTACGCACAGCCAGCAACAACATCGAAGCAGCCATCACAGCGGCTAGTGATTTGACTGCATTTATGGCATTATATGATGTGCCTATGGTTAACGATATGCCAACTGGCAACGCGCCCATAAATGACTGGCCGGAGACGATCTAATGAGCGAAGAAAACAAGGTTATAATTGACGTTGCGGCTGGCACAGGCACATTTGCCGCGTGGGTTGGTATGATGCCCGACATTGTGGCCTTGTTTACGGGCGTTTGGGTGCTGATCCGTATATGGGAAACAGACACCATTAAACGCTTAACTGGTCGTGTTTAAAGCGATTGTTCTAGCTTGCGTAATAGGCGCACCGGATAATTGCATCGAATTTCATTCAATAATTTACAGCGAAACAAGGCAGCTTTGCCGCAGCCGCGCTTTTGAAATGTCGCGGGATATTGGGGAGATTGCAAACTTGATGCCGAAGCAGTGGCGGTGTCAACTTCTTAAAGAAGGTCAGCTATCTTGGAACCTATCAGCACCGCACTGGCTGGCATAGCACTTGTAAAGCAATCAGTCGATTTCATAAAAAGCAACATATCCACCGCCAAAGATATTGGCGAGATTGCTGGTCAGATTGATGCACTGTTTACCGGCCAAAAACAGGTGCAGCAAGCCAGCAACAAAAAAACCGGTATGGGTCTGGCTGACCAGTTTGGCGTGCAGTCGGTTGCCAAAGAAATGATTGACGCAAAGCTGGCAGCGGAACAGGTTGCCGAAGTTGCGCGGATGATTGACTTTCGTTTTGGTCACGGCACTTGGGCTGCAATTTTGGCAGAACGGCAAAAGCGTATCCAGCAAGCCAAAGAAGCGCGGGCAGCGCAGCGCAAGATAGAACGCGAACGCCAACAAGAGATGTTTGAAAATTTCAAAGTTGGGGCTATTGCTGTCGGGCTGGTTGTGGTTATCATTGGGCTGTTTATCGGCGTATTAACAGCAACGGCTGGTGTCATTGTCAAATAGTGCAGTCACAATTGGCTTAATGGGGGAATATCTTGCCGCAGCGGCTATTATCTCGATTGGAACGCATAAGGTTTCACTGTGTCAACAGACGGCTGTCGATTTGGTGGCTTTCAATTCTGATAGCTATCTGTCTGTGCAAGTTAAAACTGCGTCTCTTATTACAAGGCCAAACCGTTCGCCATCGTATCAATTCCAGCTTGCACACGGCAGCAAAGTCAAGCGCAAGCATAGTTCAAGGGATTTTGACATATATGCTTTGGTTGCCGGTGATCCATCGCACAGACGTTGCTTGTTCTTGCCCACCGCAAAGTTGTGCTTACAAAGTACGAAGCGACTGCCGCCATCGCGGTTTACGGCTGAAGCGGAAATTGAAAGCTGGCATAAAGCGGTTGACTACGTTTTGGAGATGAGAAAATGAATATGGATCAACTGCGTGAAGAAATCGCCAGCGATGAGGGCGTGCGGCTAGACATATATTTAGACCATCTGGGCTTGCCCACTGTTGGCATAGGGCATTTGATCCGCGAAGCTGACGCAGAACACGGCAAACCTGTCGGCACGCAGATCACACCGGAACGCTGTCGGCAGCTATTCGCGCTTGATATTGCAGTCACTGTCGAAGATTGCCGGTCTTTATTTGATAACTGGGATGATTTACCGGAAGAATGTCAGCTAATATTAGCGAATATGGCTTTTAACCTAGGCCGGAGCCGGTTGGGGCGTTTCCTCAAGCTGCGTGCAGCTATAGCTAATTATGACTATGACGAAGCGGCAACCCAGATGGCCGATAGCAAGTGGGCAAGGCAAGTGCCTAATCGGGCTGGCCGGTTAATTGATAGGATGAGGGCAATCGAATGTTAGCAGTATTAGGTAAAATTCTGGGATCAGATAGCGTCATCAAGCAAGGTATGAAGCTGATTGACGATATGCACACCAGCGATGAAGAAGCAATTGCGGCTAAAAGCAAAGCCAAGATTGATTTGATGGGTGCATATGCGCCGTTTAAGATCGCGCAGCGTTATCTTGCGCTAATGTTTGGGGCGACTTTTCTGGGCAGTTATGTGATCGTTTTGTCAATGACAATCAGCGGTCAAGGCGATCCAGATGCGGTCACAAAGGTGATGGAACAATTCAGCATCAATTACGCGATGCTGATCATTCTAGGCTTTTATTTTGGCGGTGGTGTCATCGACAGCGTTAAAAGCAAAAAGTAAGGCGGTTATTCTAGCCGCCAAACCCGCCACCCATCATTCATCTTGCGGGTAGTATATTTTAGGCCACGATAACGAAGTGCGTCACGCAGCGACATTGCCTTTTCATATGTATCACAAAGCACGCTGTCGCCGATTTCCATATCATTGATTATTTCGATCTTGCTGCGACCGGCTGGCGGCACTGGCACGTTTTTTTCGATTTGCATTGATTATATCTAGCCTTTCCCTGAAGCATCCAAGATGCAATGTTTGTTTTTCGCCATCAACAATCCAATCTGGATCACTAAGGCGCAAGGTCTTATCGCACCATATGCACCGACCCAAAGCATTAGAGGCCGGTGCATAGGTTATTTTCTTTTTAGAACGGGATCGCATCTGCTAACGGCTGCATCACCTCAGAGCGTTGTACTTCCTGTTCCTTTTGCGGCATTGGGTCGCTAATTGCGGCAGACATATATTTAGTGCCTTTTGCGCTTTCTCGTACCCAAAGCGCGATCCGTTTTTCAACGCCATCTACATTTATTTTGCCGGTATAATCCGGCTGGTTGTCGGCGGTCTTGTTGTCATTCTTAAAAATCGCGCCGCGATTAGTATCATCATATTGATCAGCCATTTTGCACTTCATCCTTCCGTTGCTTAAACATTGCTAATTGCTCATCGGGGCATTTTATGCCGCTTGCCCCATACAGCTTTGTGTAAAGCGCGTTTACATCTCGCACGCTTTTACAGGCATCTAATTTTTCGGCTAAAACATCATTGGAGGCGGGGACAGCCGCCGGAGTGGATGCAACGACTGTCCCCTTGTTAGCAGGCTGCGGACGGGAGGGAACCGCGCCACGCTGACTAGCTAAATTACCATCATCATCACTTGCATTCAATCCGAACATTGTCATTAAACTTGCGCGCCGGTAGTAAGTGACGCAGCTGATAAACGATTGAGGCGTGTCTTTTTCTGGGCTAATTTGTAAATAGCTGCTAATTTCTTCGCCGGTTTCTAAATGCACTACAGTCGTTACTAGCGCACCGTCTTGAAAATATTGTGCGAATGACAGCCCATATTCGGGCAATACATCAAGCGCGGTTAGTACATCGCCAAGCGTTGAATATTCTGATTTGAACATCGGGTTTTTGCCAGACTTGCCGACAGATGCAGCTTTTCTGACATCGGCTAATGCCGCGTGTAATTTTAAATTTTCCATAGGTCTTTTGCCCTTTCAAGCCACTCTTCTTTCATTTTCCACTGATACATATGACCCCAATCTGGGTCAATAATTGAAGCCAACACTTTTGGATCGGCGCTGACGTTCAATAGGTTTTGCCGGATTAACGCTTTTTGCCGCATTTCGTTTAATGCGTACGCAATCCCGTCTGCTTGCAATTCTTGACAATTATATGCGTTAAAAATAACTGCATCGTGTTCTGCAATATAAATTATAGAAGGCGTGACCCGAAGCGCGTGCCAGTAAATAGCTGACTGACAAACGTGTGCAAATTCTGGCGATTTAGGTAATGTCGCTTTTGCCCAGCCCTGTGATCCGTCTTTTAATAACTTTGTTTTGCGCGGTGCTTTGGTTTTCATTTCGGCAAACATACTATCTTGCACTAACAGATCAACAAAACCTATGACGGGTATGTTCACATCATTTAACCAACATTCAATCCGCTCTTCATCGACCGCGCCAATAAATCCGTTTTCTACACAAATATTCACACCGTTTTCGACCATAGCTGGTATACATTCACGAAACTTCACACGCAAAACATCGTCTTCATCTGCATTATGAAAATCAAACGCAATTTGCACCGCTTCTATTGTTTCGATCATATCTGCGCCGTGACACACAATTGCTTGTACTGCGTTATGCACTGACGTTCCGACCGCTGCGCGTTCCCCGACACCAACCTGACTGCGTTCTTCCGGTGTAAGATATAAATAATCAAAGACCCATTTAGCTGGCGTGCGTAATAGCTGGCTGGCCGATAAATGACTAAACCCTGCGGTTTTCCAAAGCTCACTAATTTCCCGTTTTGTCATTTTAACTCCCGTTTTCCACTGTTAACACCCTAACAGCCGATCCGCAGATTGTAAACTTTTTATTTACAGTTGTTGTTTTTTTAAATAGGTTTCAAAAAAAGGAGTGTGAAATGACAGGTAGCAAATCCAGAAATAAAGGTCGGGGCTATGAATATGAAATTGCTAATGAGCTTTTTGATAGACTTGGCCTAAATTTTATACGCGAATTGGATCAGACACGCGAAAAGCATCTTGGTGATTTACGCACCGAAGATATGAACTTTCCATTTGTAATCGAATGCAAACGATATAAATCTGGTGTTTCGCCAGAATGGTGGGATCAGGTTTGTACCGCAGCTTCAATAGCTGGTAAATTGCCGCTTTTATTTTATCGTTTAGACCGGCAAAGCACGCGCGTACGTATGCCAATACAAGTTTTAACTGAGCTAGATTATTATGCGCCAAACAGGGATTGTTCGGAGCAGATTGATTGGCGGTATGCGTGCGAAGTTGATATGGATACAGCTTGCTATATCATTAGGGATTTTATAGCTGATTTATAGAAAGGTTTGCGCAGATGGGTAGGAATATGAATACTGTTGGCGACCGCGAATATGTAATGATTTCGACTGAAACTTGGATTGATGTTAAAGATTTAACAGTTGAAATTTTAAAAGGCAAAGAGGGCATAGAAGTGCGCGTTGTACCGCGCAACGCTGATGACGGTGTCGAGCCTTTAGGCGTTATTCGGGCTGATTACGTTAAAAAAGCGTTAAAGCGTCATAACGTCATACCTTTTTTCCCGAAAGGTCATTTTAATGATCCAAACCGGTGATGGTAAATTTGCCATATTATATGCACAAGGCCGATGCCCGAAGTGTCGCGGGTATTTACAGCCAGTTGGGGATGTTTATGTTTGCGAAATTTGCAAGATGACCCATAAAGGAGTGGAAATTGGAAACCGAACACAATCTGAAAATGGAAATGCTGACGATTGCTGAAATCGGCACAGCTTGGAAATGTGAGCCGGTAAAACTACCGCAGTATTGCCAGCTTGATTTTGCGCTAACAAGACAAGGCAAGATAGAGGCTTTTGCCGAAGTCAAGTGCAGGAAATTTCCGCGTAACCGCTATAAAACGTCACTGATCCACCTTCACAAGATGATGTATGCCAGACAGGTTGCTTTTGAAACCGGCATACCGACTTTCTTGATAGTGCGCTGGACTGACTGGATAGGGGCTTGCAGCTTCAAGGTGGATTTTGCCACGACTATAGGTGGGCGAAGGGATCGCGGTATAGAACGCGATTATGGGCTAATGGCAGAGGTTCCAATAAGCGAATTTCATATGGTGAGGGAATTAAATGAAACGATCTGATGCGCTAGCGAAAGTACAAGCAATTTTAAGCGAGCGTGGAGCAAATTATGGCGATCTGCGAAAAAACTGGACGCAAACTAGTCAGATGATGTCAATGATTGCCGGCAAGGATATTTCGCCGCAGCAATTTGGTGCGATGATGATTGCGATGAAATTATCACGTTTGTCTAACACCGAATGTAATCACGTTGACAGCCTTTTAGATATTATCGGTTATGCAGCCCTAACTTTGGAGATTATTGGCGATGAGCATTAAAGCACTAGACTGGGCTATGGATACAAAATTAGATGACCCGTTAGCAAAATTAGTTCTGATCGTAATAGCAAATCATCACAATCAATCACACGGTTATGCTTGGCCTTCTGTCGGGCATATCTGCGATGTAACGTGCGCAAGCGAGGCGACAGTGCGCCGTAAAATTTGCAAGCTAGAAGATTTATTGCTGATAAAACGTGAATATAGGGTAGGCAGATCAAATCATTATTATCTGTCATTTAAGCCCCCTGTCACTGTGATACCCCTGTCAGAGGGAGACCACCCCCCTGTCACAGTGAGCCCCATAACCCTTAAAGAACCCTTAAATAAAAATAAGGCTAAAACAAAGCTGTTAGATTGGCAGCCCAACATTAATGATAAATCCTATGCGAAAGACCTTGGTTTGAACGCTGAAAGCGTTTTAGAGGGCATCCGTTTATGGGATCAGCAAAACGGCAACAAAGCCGCATATGTCGATTGTAGCGCGTTCTGGAAAAATTGGTGTAGGAAAGAGGCCGAAAGGAAGCCAAAGCGCGTCACAGGCCGTTCTAAGCCTTATAACAGCAATTATAGTAATCAAACAACAGAATGGACGCCGCCGCAGCGGAAAATGGTTACGGCAGAAGAATGGAAAAACCTATCAGAAAATATGCGCACCTATTATCGGCAAAACCGACCTGACGTCATCGCTGAGTTAAAAAAGATTGGGGAAAAGGTGTAAAAAGTGTTTACAGCTTAAAAAGGTCACGATACGCTGAATAAATCAAATAGCAAACGGGAGTTGCAAAATGACTTATTCAAAACAATTTCGTTGTAACCCATATAGCCGAAGCGCAGAATGTTTAGCTTGGTTAGCTGACAATAATGTTACAATTCACACTATTCGCGATGCTGGTATGTATGGCAATCGTTTGGTGCATTATTCATCGCCAACCTTGACTAACGGCGAAATTCGCATTGGCAGCGGCTATGAAAGCACGAGCCAGTATGGCAACAACATTTCATTTAACAGCAATGATGCGGCGGCTTAATAGCCCCGCCTTGCAAACGGGAGATTGCAAAATGAAAAAATTATACTGTTTATGGTTTTGGGGTTCAGAAACACAGCTTTTTAAAGCTAATGAGCTTAAAGAAGTTAGTAAGCGGTACAATTTCGATCTAAATCAATTATTGCGTTGGGGCGAGGTCGATTTTGACGATAATGACGGCAATGGCGTGTATGGCGGCATTTTTGAGATGAGCGAATGTTAGGCCGCGTTTTTGTTATAGCAGTATTAGCTGCCGGTTGTAGTTATACGCCGGTTGCTGATTTGCGGGTGTCCGGTGATAAAGCGCAGCTTTACCAGCGCGACCTTACTGAGTGCCGCCAGCTAGTCAAAGAAGCGTTATCGCCTTTGCAGTTCGGTGCGGAAATTAAGTGGCTAAATGACTGTTTACGCGGTCGCGGTCATAGCGTTTTAGGAGTGTAAAATGATCAAAGATACAATCGGGATGTTGTTTTTAACAGCTTTTGTAATTGCTTTTGGCACTAATGCCGTAACAACAGATTACAACATTTGGGCGTTAATGGCGCGTTTTGGAGGTTAAAATGGGAACATATATTGCGGATACAATAATGGATCAGGTTAAGGCTGTCGACCCTTGGGCTTTCGCCGCATACGGGGCGCAAGGCTTTATAGCAATACCAGAAAATGACAAGCGTTTAGGCGGGTTAGATTTTAAGGTTAATGGCAGGGTGCATAAGGGCAGCGTTATGATTAGCCTAATGCCAAACGACACATATATGGTGCAAGCGTATCAATATTTTAAAAGCAAAGGCACTGTTAAAATTAAAACGCTAGAAATCGTTAAAGACGTTTACTGTGATCAATTAGTGCCGGTGTTAGATCGTATTATTGAAGGAGGCAAATAATGGCTAAAAAATCAGAATGGCAAATTGAGCGTGAAAAGCGCATAGCCGAAGAAGAAGCCGCATATGAGTGCCTAACCCAAGATCAAATGGAGGCTATTGATATTACATATAAAGCTGTTAAAGCCTTTATTTGTGAATGGTCTGACGGCTTTGATATATGCGATGTAGAAACACCGCGTAAATTGCAAAGGGCTTTTTGGGCAATGCACAATCATTTTCATATAGTAGAGGGTGATGATGAATGACGAGGAAATCACTTGCCCCGAATGTAAAGGCGATGGATGGTTAATATACTGGGAAGGCAAACGGGGTGCAAATGACCCCTGCGGCATAGAAGTACAAGATGAGTGCGATGTATGCTTTGGCAGCGGGGTGATAGAAAATCCGCAACAACAATAAGGAAGGGAATAAAGGGCGGCATTGACCGCCTTTTGTTTTGCCATTAATGTCAGCTTATGGATGATTATGTGTTATTCTTTGAAAACGAGGTGGATTGTGGCATATGTGGTGAACCAACTTATGCCGCTGTTGAAGCTAATAGCGGCACCATAAATTGCACAGAATGCGATGGCATTATATTTGATGCGCGTGATTGTCACGGCACTGTAGTTATATTAGAGCTAGATAGAGAGACACAACACTAATGCAAATAAACGTCAAAAGCAATATAAGCACGTTTGCGAAAGCTATGGATGCGTTTGGCCGCAATCATATACCGGCAGCGACAGCTAATGCACTAACAACTACAGCGTTTAATGTGCGCAAACAAATCGTTGACGATACATACCCAAGCAGCTTTACAGTGCGTAATAAACGGTTTGCAAGCGCGATGTTTCGCGTTGAAAAGGCAACAAGGCGTAACCTAACCGCACGCGTGTATGATCGGCTAGGGCGTGATTATATGACAACACAAGCCGAAGGCGGGTTAAAACGACCGCGCGGCAATAATATTGCGATCCCATCTAGGCAAATTAAACGTACAAAAACGGGCAGGGTGCCGAAGAACAGGCACCCGCGTAACGTATTAGGCGGGAAGGCGTACAAGACAAAGCTAGATAGTGGGCAAGAAGTTATTGCGGAACAGACAGGACGCGGCGCGGCTCGTAAACAACGGGTGTTATACTTATTAGAAAAGATTGCACGTATTCCAAAGCGGTTTGCGTTCTATGAAGATGCAAATAAAAAGGCGGGGCGGGTATTTGACCGCAATTTCAAGAAAAGTTTTGCTTTTCAAAAGAACAAGGCGCGAATGAAGTAAAAAGGTACTTTGGCAAGCATACAGCCACGGGGAACGCAACAC